GTACGAGAAGCAGCACAGTGGGGATATAATGAATGAGGTCGAACTGCTATATGATAGCAGGTACCTGGACCACGTAGTAAAGGACCTGGATGACCGGCACGAGTTAAGGAAAGCCAACAGGCGTAAACACAATAAAATAATGAAGAGTAAAGTACCGTATTGGAAAAGGAGGAAACAATGACAAAGGAAACAGCCATAGAAAAAATATATGCGTTGTTTTCGACTAACGCTTATACAGTTGAGGAATTTAATCGTAAGTTAGGACTTATACTTGAATCTCATTCCGAGCATGTGAATGGTCATCAAGCGACAATTCTCGAAAATGCAATAACTAGGATTGGTGAGATGGGGTGGTATATGAATCCTGACGGAACATGGGAGCATCCAGATGAAACAGGAAACTTTAAAGACACTGCCGCTTTAATTAAGCACTATAATTTAATTGAATTACTGAAAGGAGGTGATGATGGATAAAACAACGACAACTAAAGAATTAAGATTAGGAAACCTTTTTAAAGATCAGTTAACAGGTGAGATATTGATTATTATCGGAATCACACACAAAGATAAAACATTCAGGGTTTTAAACCGGGATAAATATCCCCTACCAAACGGATGGAAAGCCATACCCATCCCCCTAACCGAACAATGGTTGATTGATTTTGGAATACTTAACAGCAAGAATTGGAGTTGGAACGGTTACACTATTGAATACTGGGTAGAGGACGGGGATACCGCTTGTTTTGTAGCGTCAGCTGATTACGTTCACCAACTTCAAAACCTTTATTTTGCCTTGACAGGTGAGGAGTTACTGAAAGGAGGCTCAAACAAACCAAGCCAGGATAACCAGGATTAACTTCGCCTTCGTCCAACTCTCCTGATACAATTCATTAGGCACATCGTTATCATCCATCCATTGAAGTATCTGCGTCTTGGTGTAAGTGGTGGTAACGGTGTTCAACACTTCAGGTTCAATGATGACTTCCTCATTAAGGTTTGGTTCCCCCGCATAACCATTCAGTGAATTGACATACTTCCGCATCTGACCACCTACCTTGTAGTTAGACGGGATCTTGAAATTACCCTTACGTGCTGAGGTAACATAAACTTCAACTGACATCGTTGGCGGTTCAAGGTCGTCTAAGGGTATCTGACCCATCCAATGCATGTCAAGGTAGGTAGCATCCCCCTCTCCCGCATTGGTATCAGTGATGATATTGTTGGACTGCAATTCACCCGATACACCCTCCTCAGTGGCATTTATCAGGTAGCCTTGACCTTCGATAACGGTGAACATTTCCGCTTCATCAGCAAAGGTGTAACTGTCGTATTTCTCATTTGCCATTTTCAAACTCCTTTTTAAGTGTTTCAAATAACTTCTTTCTGGTCTCCTGATCCTCAGCATCCATAATCTCCCAGGCAACCTGTTTGGATATTTTCTCAGCCCTTGTTGGTGTAGTTTCAGGCTTATTGACCCTGATAGCCACTATGATGCCAAAGACAAGGATAGCACCAAATAACAACCCACCTATGGCAAAGGAAAGTTCATCACCTATTACGTGCATTACAGCCTCGTTCTGGCCTGCAAGTATCAGAAGGATTGCACCACCCAATACGAGGATTAAATTGATAATTGTCTTGTTCATAGTTATGAGGTTAATTGTTCAAGTTCAGTGTCTGTCAGGGCTGTAGGATAAAACCGCATCTCCCATATCAGTCCATTAGCAGTTAATCCTGATACATTACCTAACCCTAAATGAGTAAAAGCATAGGCTGTAGCATCTCCAATATTTGCTGCTGAACGGTCAACTCCATTAACATACGCTTTTTGGTACACCCCTGCATCCCAACTCAAAGCTACTTTTACAGGTTTTCCTACTTCATCCCCGGTTAAGGTATGAAAACATAGTGTTTCTACAGGTGTTGTACTGCCAATCCTAACAGTATTTTCATAGTTGTACAGGTAGAAACTTTCATTATTCCAAGCTGATTTCCTGATATGGACAGCAGATGTAGCACCTCCTATTTGATTAAGCCATTGATAGTGCATAAACCAGGTTCCTGAATCAGTACCTAAAACTCCATTTTGCAGACTACTATAAGCTATATCGTCAATCCCCCGATTAACCGTACTCGCTTCGGTCTTGATGTAGGAAGTTGGGTAGGAGCCTTGTTCTACCTGTGCAAAAGCCACCTGTACGCTCCCAACATTAGGGTTGAGGGTATCTAATGCGTTGTTACCTACAAAAAAGTACATATTTGGCTTGTTTGAACCAAATGCTGTTTCATTCCTATAGAAGACAATCTTCCACCAACCATTACCCATATCAGTAACTTCAGGTGATTTAACATACCAAGTACCCGATGTATCATTTTCAATAACACTACCATCAGTCAGGTCAAAAACCATAGGTGCTGAGTTACCATCCAATACAAATTTCAGGTATTGAATGTCCACATACTTGCAGTACAGCGCTGATGTATGAACAACGTCAGCAAAAGTAGTAACACCCTGCCTGATAAAAGAAGGCCAAGTTCCATCAACTTCAGGTGCAAAGTCAACTTGAAATGCCTTATTCCCACCAAATGGGTCTGTAAAACCATCCTGAACAGTTGCAAAACTCAAATTCCATTGGCTTATATCCTCACTCCACAGACCAATATTAGTCCTCGCAGGCTCTAACAGCAAAGCACCATTAGGGTTATTCTGAAAGTCCACCCTCGCTATCCCTGCATCAGCAGTTTTAATCAGCCCATCCCTGCCAATGTATGTACCCTCAGAAGTTCGGGAAAAGGTAAATTCTCGGGGGAAGTAGTATCCCTTATTCTGATAGTATCCGAGGAGCTTGCCGTCTTTGGTAGCCCAATCGTTATTTCCGAGTATCAATGTTGGAGTTGCCATATCTATATCAGTGTATAATTTAATGCCTGTGCCATCTGTGAGTAGGAGGTCCACTCAGGATTGGTCAGTTCAAAAAGTTCATCATCGGTCAGGGCGGTGGGGAATATGAGCATTTCATCAATCTCCCCATAGTATCTTGAACCAATAGGGTCTAAGGTATTGAAATTGGGAAATGCTATCGGAGTTCCTGTCAATGAGCCTGCAAACAGTTCTCCATTAAGCGATACCTTGAAATCAGAACCACCCCAAGCAACACAGGCGTTAATTGTTTGCCCTGCATCATAAGTGAACCCAACAACAGGATTGGATGCAACCGTAACCCCTGCAATCTGCATAAACGAAGAAATTGTACTATCAGAATTGAACGCTAAAACAAGCCTGTTTGCTGATGTTCCATCACTAAGGGAAATCCTTTTTGTTTCCGCATCATTATTCAATGATACCTGTTTGAAAAACAATGTGCCTGTTGCCCCTGTTAGGATACCGCTTGTATCAATGCCTGTCAATAAAAGGTTTTCCAAAGCCCTCGTAACAGTACTCCCCTCAGTCTTAATGTAGGTTGTGGGGTAGGTGCCTAATTCTAACTGAACCATATTAGCAGTACCAGTTACAGTACAAGTCAGTGATGTGCTGCCTGCTGTGAACAGATACGCTCCTGACAAGTCAAGGTCGCTTTTAGTCACCGTTGCAGTAGTAGCACCAGTCAAATCAATCTGCCCATCACCATCAAGAAAGTAGATGGCATAGTCTGAACCACTAACAACTGTTATTGTTTGAGTTGCCCCTACATCGCTGTTGAGAAACAAATTCTCCCTACTCGGTTCAAGCAACACCGCAGGACACTTAGGGTATTGAAGTCGTGGAGTGTTGTCAGCAACTTCCTGGATCTTGCCGGTTGGTCCTGTCCTGGATGAATACCCTGTAGCACGACTGAAAGTGAAGTCGCCAGTACCATCAGTAGGTTTGACAGAATAGAGTTTGCCTGCTTTATAACCCGAAGGTATCAGGACCAATGATGCCTTGTCGTAGAAGTTAGTTGCCATTTTGTTTTACTTTTTTTATCCCGATATACCCTGAAAGCACACCCAGGATGTAAATTATTATTTCTTTAGTTCTTACGCCAGCGTCATTATCCAGTTTATCCTTTCCCGTTAACATTAGTATAAACACAAATATCAGGTAGATATAAATAAGCCCCAAAAGCCCTATTGCTATCCAGTCTGACGGTCTCCATTGTTTCATTGCACTTTTTGAAAAATAACATCTAAAAAGTCAATTGTCATTACATCACTTACGTTGCCCTTAGCAGCCTCGAAAACCAAACCGCTCTGCACTACATTCTCCTCGTTGTACGTTCTTGGAAAAGCATAGTACCTCGGTCTCTGATCGGTTATATCTTTTGGCTCTTCCTGGAATGTACTCCACGTTGCACCATCATCAATACTAAACCTAAAATAAGCACTATTGACCGTACTGTTCAATGTATAAGTCCACGAAAACTTGATCTCATAAGTAGTCAATCCTGCTGGAATGTTGATAGGCAGCCTTGCAACAGTATCGTAGGTCGGCTGCTGTGAAGTAACTGTAAATGCACTGACCTTTTCAAAATTGTAATCAGGCTCCCAAGTTTCTTGTTGACCGGAGAACGCCAGTATATCCCAATCATCTGAGAATCTTATATCCTGGTATTGAATATCAACATTGTACTGGTTATCATCAGGAACGATTGTATCATAACCAGTATCAACAGCAAGCAATCCGCTCACTTCAGGATCACCAGGCCACTCATCTGTTGCCTGCTGTCTTAAAATAGTAGCAACAGGATAGACTTGGAACTGGAAGGTGAAAGTGCCGTCAACAACCAACTGTATTGTTGGTACCACCTGGATGATATGGTACGTGCCTGCATTGGTATTGCCCTGTACTGTCCACGATTGCCCTTCACTGACTATTACATCACCAAGTTTCAACGATGCAAGTAAAGCACTGCGGTCAGTAGCGTTGTTATCAGTTGTACTTATCCACAGTTCATCAATAGCGTTATTAGCGTGAATGATTTGCCCTGCTAATGGAACAGCAGTATTTTGAGGAGTAGTGTAAACATAAGTAGCATTGGTGTTTGTAGGCGTATTGTCAGGATTGATAGTTGCAATAAGATCAAAAGCCTCACCTGCATCAATAAAGACATTACTCGTGTTGATTGCTACCCACCCTGTTGTAGTAGCAGTGAACGATGCCACCTGGTTGAACTGCGGTGTGCCTGTTGGGTCAGTAACAATATAGACCCCGTACTTCTGCCCTGCGTCAGTATATATCCTGAAGCCTGTTATGAGCTTGTCTACTGGAGGCGTATATCTCTGCCCTACGATCACCTGTGAAGCACTCGGACTGCCTACACCATTCAATGTGCCTGGAAACAGATATATAGGGTCTCCTACCAATTGCGGTGCAGGGCGTTCAGTAGTTGTTTTATTGGCAACCATTGTCCAGTCTCCATCCCTTACAACATCATTGATATTATAGGTACCGGCAGCCCACTTGTTTTTCCAGTTCATCGCGTTACTAGCATCAGTACCCATCGCCATCGAGTCGATAATATCAACACCGCCCTGGTTCATGATCTGACCTGTAATAGCCTGATTACTATTCTGAATTATTTTACTATTCCAGTAATCAAGTAGCTCTTGTCGTGTCTTAACTGCCATTATTCGATTGCCTTAAGTGTTATTTTCAAGGTATCGTTTTCTTTACCCTCAAGATAAGTACGTATACCTGTATAACTTCCTGAATATGTATTACTTGGTGTAGGCGTCATATCGATGACCTCGTCTAACTCAAGCAAATATAATTCAATTTTTGATACTCCCGGAAGTAAGGTGGGAGATATTAATCCAAGGGACAGTTCGATCGTACTTCCCCCTACATTAGCTAACTTAGTTATTCCTTCACCTTCAAAATCTGTAGGAGATATGAAACCTTGAGGAGGTTCCACGTTCAACCAGAAACCAAAGTCAACACCATCTGTACCTATCAACCAGTTGTATTGAATACCCGGAACAGGCTGACCACCAGAACCTTTGCAGAAACTGTCATCAAAAGCATACTGGTTAAAGTCGCACACAAGTGGTAAACCATCAACGTTTTGTAAAGCCTTAAATTCAGTGTATATATTATCCCAGGTAGCCCTGTAATCACGCCACTGCAGCTTAAATGCCTGGTAGATACGCCCCTCAAAATCATTAACTAACTGAAACGGAGTAATGTTTGATGATCTCCATTCACCTGATAACTGGGTTGTATAAGTTGAATTATCACGGATGAATTGCCTGCCTCTCCACGTAATAAGGTCCAATACGGTTGTTTCGCCACCCTGCTTAAATACTTCTGACTGATCAAGCCATGACTCAAGTGAAACACCTGAAATGTCATAGAACGAACTAAGGTGAATATCATGGTAACTTTTAAGACCTGCATAAGTAATACCAATACGGTAAGCCATATTCAACTGCGACCTGGAATTAGGGTTAATATCAACTACAAGATCATTATCCCAGTCAATATCTGTAGTCTGAAAATTAAGTTGAGCATCATTACCGATTTGACTTTTGAGTCTTTTATCCCTTTTCTTTTGCTGTATGTGCTTCGTTCCATAGTACATTGTCCATATACCAATTGGCATAGGAGACAATAACAATTCACCTAATATAGGCAACATGCCTTTCTTTAACCAGTTAGTCTTTTGCTCCTCTGGTAGTATTTTATACCCTGCAGTAATGATACCAAGCTGAAGGCCACTGTATAATAGGTAATAATCAGGAAGGAAAAAGTTTTCATCGTACCCATTATAAAAGGTAAATCTGAACGTACCACCTGTCCACAAAGCATCCTCAGGCATAAGCGACTCAAGACTGATAGGATCACTAAAATCCCAGCGGTATTGCCTGGCATCAGTCGTCCAACCGTCAAAAGCTTCAGGGTCATTAATAGTATTAGGATTGTTACGCCAAAAATAGTAATGAGTACCACCAACGGAAGTATACCTGATCTCAACTACTCGTTTTATACCTACTTTATCTTGCCTTTGATTAAGTATATTGTTTCTAAATGTTTGAACTGAGTTAATAGCAAAAAAGAACCTGTCAAATTGAATCTCAGGATCAATAGTCCATTCAACATAAGCACTACTGTTTAACTCACCACCGGGGCTAAATACTGGAACCTGTAAATACCCTGCGTTATCTTGTAATGTATAAGGTATTCCGTTAAAATTATTGACGTTTGTCCAGTGCCTCATCCTGTTTGCTATAGGTGCAGGATTATACTCAAGATCAACACCATCAAAACCCCTGTAGAAGTTAGCACCCCTGTTAGCAAAAGCCGGTAAGATATTACTGTTCATCTGGAATTGCTGACTTAACACGACCTGTCTCAAAGGAGCAATGAAATTAATGTTTGCTGTACCCCTGATTTGAACGTCTTCACCGTAAATACATTTGTAAAGATCGAGTATACCCTGGTTCAACGTGGTCCTGCTAATATAAACAGGCGTTTCATCAACTACATCGTATTCAGTTAGTTGGATATTCCCAGCGTTCCAGGGGGCGTCTTTGGACATTAAGTACCAATTACCACCCCACTGAAACATCCTGAGATCAAGTATACCAAGTAAAGAGTCAATCAGGTCACTGTTACGTATGTACTGGTCTTGATCGTAGTCCATGAATACCAAAGGGTCGAGATAAACATACTCAAGCCTGCGGCCGTCATCAATGGTCCCATCAGGATATAAGTTAAATGATACGAACAGTTTGTATTCATCGTTAGGATAAAGAAACTTATTAATTAATTTAGTTATTAACTGTAATACATTTACTTTGTTCGGCCATGGTTCAGGAAAATCGATCGTAAGGAATTGATTGTTTTTAGTTTCACCTACACCATCGTTGCAGTTAAGACTGAGACGGTATGGATATTCTTTGTACTGTTCAATGTTAAGTGTATCGGTAATCTTTCCCCTCCAGAATACATTAGTATCTTTATACACTATTATTACCCACCCTCCATTAAAAACATCTTCCAGGGCTGCTCTTTCATCAAGGTTACGTATAACTAAGTTAAGCGTGGCTGAACTAGGCAATGTAGTAGCGTTATGATCACCGTTACCCCAGTTGATCAGTAAAGGCTCCTCGGAACCACACATGTCAACTATATCATCTCCCTGACCATATATAAACCGAGTAACACAACTTTCAGCTTCAACAACACCTTGATCAGCTTCAACCCTGTTAACATATTCATCAGTTAAAGGAAAATAATCCTTAAAAAAGTCGATTTGTGTATGACTCCCGTCTAAAGCAGTATATTGTAGTCTATAGATTGACACCTTGTCTGAAGTTTTGACGATTGATAACTGCAACTAAGTCTTCACCACGGGCAACCATTACTATTTCCCTGTTATAGTCAAAACCCATATCAGGTCCTGTTCCACCGCCATAAGAACTATAGGAACCACGACCGCCTCCGTAACCTCCGCCTCCACCTCCAGCATGTTTACTGATGGCACCACCGATAGCACTCAAGGCAACTCCAGCAGCTATCAACACTGCACCGGCTGCGATCTTACTATATGGGTCACCGTATTTCAATACTTCCTCGGCAATACCAAAGGCAACAAGAGCCGAACCGTAAGCAGTCAACATCTTTCCAAGGTCAGTTAAGAAACTAGCAAAAGCACCTATGACATCGCCTGTTTCTATCGCCTGCAATAACGAATCAACAAAACTACGTACTGCTATACCGGCCACTTCAGCAAACACCTCGCTTAAGTTATATACCTGTTCAGTTAAATCTTCAGTGGCATCTTCCATCTCTTCAGTAGCCTGCACGCCCTTAAGATACAGGTCAATCATTTCTTTAAGTCCAGCGATCAACTCACGTAATCCCTCTGCCTTAACGTCAAACTCTGGATCAGTCCTGGCTAGTTTCAACTGTGCTTCAGTGGCTAATTCAAGCTCGCGGCGAAGTCCCTCAAGATAACCAAATGAAGGATCAAATCCTTCCTCAGGCTCCAATACTTCAGGTGGTTCTACCTTTTTAGTATACTTCTCAATAAACTTATCCCAGGCACCTTCAACTTTCATTAAGTTGTTGATAAACTTAAGTACCTGATCAGATTGCTGATCGAAAAACTCAGCCTCACTAATCCTGAACCAGTTAGAGGGATTGTTTTCACTCGAAGCCCATCCATCAAACTCCCTGCCTATCTCAAGCCATTTATTCCTGACAAAGCCTAACCACTTATACCACTCTTCGGTATCATCAGTTATCTTACTAAGTTCCTCAGCTACGGTTTGCTCACCAAGGTCCCTGTCGAAAAACCTGTTAATAGTTTCAAGTCCTGATGATAATCTTCCTATGATACCGGCTGCAGTGTCACCAACAACTCCCTCAGCCAGGTTTTGCGTAAAGTTTTTCCACTGAGCATTGAGCTTGAAGACACTGTTTGTGGTATCGTCAATTTCACGCCTTGCTTCAAGGAAGTTTTTAGAGATGAGACTGATAGCCGCCGGTGTAAAAGTAGAACCAAGTTGCTCGATTTCAAGGTTTAAGTCCTTAAGTGATATACCAAGGTTGTCAAGTACGAGCCTGGACTCACGGCCAACACCACTGACAATTGAATTGACAAGGTAATCAACAGCAACACCTGTTTCAGCCGCACGTATAGTAGCAAACTTAAAGAATGTAGGTAAGTCTGATTGTCTCAATCCAAGGTTGGTTGCCTGGATAGCCTGTTGCATCAGGTGAAGATCATCGACCATACCACCAGTTGAATCACGCAACTCCTGCATGAACAAAGTTTGCCCTCCAAATCTTTCAAAGGCAATCCTGGCGTTGTATATCTTCGCGTTGAGACTGGCTAACTCCTGACCAAAGGCAATAATAGCACCGGCTGAAAATACACCTGCTATGTTCTGACCTAAACTAGATATACTTTTGTCGAAGTCCCTGGTTTCTTTCTGCGACTTTTTAAGACCTTTACTAAAGTTCTTAGTGTTTAAGGTCATGAAGACCCTTATGTTTGTAAGCAGTCCCATTAGTTCCTAAGTATTCTCATTACGTCCTCGATTGGTATCTTTTTGATCTTCCTGGGTTTATCGAGCAAATCAAGTTTAATTATTTCGATAGGTCTGACCCTGCGCTTAGCAAAACCACTTGAATTGTGCATCGCTGCCATCAAGTGCCTGGTATAATCCCACTGTCTTTCAAGTCTCAATTGATGACCTGTTGCTAAATACTGGTACTCAGCCCAGGACATATCGAGCATATCCTCGTAACGTATACCTATCTCACTCAGGTGATCTATAACGTCCTCTATGTAGAGCTCACTCTGACTTTTTTTTTCGCAGAGTTAGCCCTAACTTTAGGTGCACCGGCGTTCATTTCATTAAGTGCCTTAGTTAATTCACCTTCCTGGACTTCCTCAAGCCAGTCGCCTACATCAAGATTAGTAAAAGGAAAATCGATCTTTTCTTTCCTGGCACCATCTGCCAGGGCTGACCAGATAAGGTCACGAATCTCTCCCCCTGTGTAATCACCGTTAACAAACTTTTTCATCTCTTCCTGCATAACAGTAATTGATATACCACGCAGGGTGCAATAAAGATCAGTTTGATTAATACCGAACTTAATAGGTCTGTCTTCTCCTCCGATAAACATATTTACGTCCTTTGAGTGAAATAAAGTGGGCCGTTACCCATCAATGTCGCGTTGTAAGTAGCAGCCTCATTGTCAGGTCCGGTTAACGAACAGGTGCTAAGCCTTGCCATGCCACTCCAGGTATTGTCATTGACTGTAGCAAACGGATTGTTAATCTCCTCGAATGCCACGTGAGCAATGTTAGGACCGGTGATGATCAACTGAGATAAGTCGACAAATCCCTTTGCACCGGCGATATCGTCTTCCTGGTAAAGAGCATCGACTGTCATCTCCCATGACTTTTGACCCTCGATCTGTGATACCCAAGAGTCAGCATCCTTACATGTTACTTCAGTGAACGCTTGATTCAGTGTCATTGTACAGGAAGTAGAGCAAGCAATCACACCACCACCTGAAACACCTGCATTCGTCCACGCATCGGTTATGTACTTAAGAATGTCGCCGGCAAGAACACCAGTAAGACTAACATCAAAGTTAGTGTAGTCACCATCTTCAGTAGCGATATAATAATCACCATCAGCCGGAGTAGCAGGAGTTGTTGTTGTGTCGGCGTAACCCTTGAAAGTACCATCCAGGATTCTTACAACTAGGTTTTTTCCTTGAACTGTTGCCATAATTATAGTATTTTATTTAATACACAATCAGTGTAATTTTCGACAACGCCTCCATCATTAGAGACCCTGTCATAATATGTAAAGTTATGAAAAATTTCAAACTGGTAGACAACCTGCGCAACATAATGTTTTTCAGTAACAGATATGTCGTTAAAATCAGTGTCAGTATCAAGTTTCCACCATACCATGTGATGATCATTCAAAGGCAGTACGAATGAAACATAAGGCTGCAACCTTACTTTTAAGTTGTTCAACCACTGGTAAGGTTCAACAAGGGACTTTTGCCATGGTTTATCACCTGTGTATAAATGAACCTCGACATACCCCTGGACTTCATAGGTCGACTTATTATCTACCTGAGTATTCAACTCGATATTACCTATGAATATTAAAGGATAGTCAGCGTTCTGAGGAACATCATTGAACACTTCAAGAGGGTGATCTGCAAGCAAAGTATTGATTGCCCCAATTATATCTGCCCTAACATCAGTCATTTCTTTTGGTTCTTTTTAATGATCTGATTAATCTCCTTTTTCATTTTTTCCTCGATACCCTTGATACTGTCCTTCACGTACCAGTAACCCATAAAAGGTTTCGCCTTTGGATTGTTATAAGGTTGCCCGCCCTCTTCAATGAATAACCTGTAGTCTTCACCTGTTTCTTTACCACGTGGAATATAGTATCGCCCAGGATATATTGTTCTTGCTAATTTACTAGCACTGAAACCGATTGAGCCTGCAAGATTACCAGTCCATTGCTTTACTTTTTGACGCAGGATAGTTTTTTGATTGATCGCTACCTGTTTAGCATACCTGTCAAGCATCTTCTCAAAGTCTACCTGAGTCTTTCCATCAAAGTCGTCAATGTCCTTAATGACCTCACTTAAATTTATTACTCTTATATCGGTTTTTTCAGCCATCAGAATAAGCCTGTACTATTGTCCATCGTTTGTCCTGGTCAATCCTTACAGAGTTTATAGTTAATTCAATACCATCATACTCAAGCAGGTTATTTGTAGTAACAACGTACGTACCTGCCCTTAAAGTAATTTCATAAGGTGTATGGTTAGTCACCCTGTTACCTTCAAGAGCCCTGGAGCCGTCATTCAGTTCAACATTGCCCCAAACCGTTGCGACTGTTTCTTTGGTTGTATAGTAGCCACCTAATCCATCCGGTTGCCCTCTCTGAACTTCAATAATCTTTATCCGGCTTCTAAAGCGTCCAATGCCCATAGCAATACATTATGTCAGACCCACCAAGATTGTTTATTATACGCCGCTAGAACGGGGTTCTGACGGATTAAAATCATCGGGTTGAAATCTGTATTCATACGGTCGCCTCGATTCTCATAAAACCCAGTGAGTACTTCCTTCCATCCTAACAAAAGTCCAGAAGGAAGCTCACTGGACCCATAGCCACATGTATAAGTAGCCACGATATCGGACGGAGAGTTGAGGGATATGGCAAACCCATTAAATGAGTAGGTCAGATCATTCATCTCCCGGTCCTGCACTTGAGTAACTGAAACAATGGGTCGGTAAGGTAATGTAAGCTCAGTTCTTTCGGTTGCCTCGATCTCAACAGAGTACTCAACCATAGCAATGTTCAAATTTTCCTCAATCAAATCACGCGACTGTTCGATAAGATCAGTGATAAGACTGTCATCAGCAGAAGGGTCATCAGTTATTCTCAACCATTGCTTAGCAGCCTCAAGTGTAAGAGGACTTGTTCCTACTAATGTCTTTTTTGTTTTGATCATTGCCTTGATGTTAAAAAAACCCAAGGGGCAGGGACTCTACCCCAAGGATCACATGATGAGCAGAACAGACTATGCCGCAGTAATATCATCCTGTACGGTTGCAAGGTCACCCTTTATCCAGGCATACGGACGGTAAACAGGGAACAGTACGTCAGCCTCGAACCGGAACGCAACGATACTTCCGATAAAGTTGCTTGCGTGCGATTGAGTAGTACTCATGTCCAGGCCACCGTTGAACAACAGTTCAAGTACGGTAGGAGCGACAAGTCCGATCAATGCCTCTCCATCAGGTATGTCCTTGCTCATGATCAGGGTCATGCCGTTGATTCTCCACATTCCCATTGAATCAACCTGAGCCAACTGCTGCTCGTAAGCGTACTCACGTGTAGTAGTCTTCTGAACGGTCAGCTGATAATGGGTGACAGGAGATACCATGCAAACATTCGCCATCACATTCGCAGTATCATACAGCTGGGACTTCATGGCAATAACTGCGTCGATCAGTGTTGACTCGCCTGAAGGAATCGTATCAGTGAACGCCCCGGCCGCAGCATACGCGGTAGCCTGGTTGTACACTCCATTCAGGTTCTCACCGGTGTCATCACCAACAAGCGACTGTGTGTTCAGGAGCTTCACGAACTTCTCCATGAAACGGTTGGCCAGATACGCACTCAACCAGGTGGTGTTGCGGAGCGCCCTGCGGCTGACTTCAGCAAAGGTTGCTATCCTGTGCGCGTTCTCAGTAACCATCTGAAATGTGATACTGGTCTCACTAGAACCGCCTGTCTCCGCCAACATGCCCATTCCATCAGTGTACAACAGTTCCTGAGGATAGTCGAGTGAACCTGTATCGATCGAGCCTACCGGGAACACACTGCGGACGTCAAAGGGCTCTTCAAACGGATACTGTGGTACCAGGAACGGCATCGCGTTCTGAACTACGTCGTTGGTACCGTTGGCTCCGGCCGCACCCCAGTTGATGTCCTTAGTTTCGATGTTAGCGATAGGTGATTCTCCCTCGGCACGGTTCTTGAGGTGCTTCTGCCAGGTTTCAGTCTCAAGTTGTTCCTTGATCCGGTCACGCAGGGTAACGCCGTTAGGCATGCCCACGATAGAAACGTTTTTCACCTTGTTTGAGAGTTCTTTCACTGATTGCTCGATCGAGTCAATTTTGTCAGCATACTCTTCCTGAGGGAATTCATTACGCAGTTTTGCGATGTCATCCTTCAATGCTTCCGCCTCTTCTTTGGTAGCGGATTTTTTGATCATGTCCCTGATTCCACTAAGAGCCTCGTTGATCTCCTTGGCAAGTTCCTCAGGTGTTTTAATGGTGTCTGCCATTTTTTATAGTTTTAATTTGTTAATAAATAAATTGAGTGGATCAACCTCCGGCTCAATGATTGACTTTAGAATGTTCAGAGTGTCCTGAAACGGCTCTGACTTAATATCGTATGTAGGTGTTGCAGTATTTGAACCTATTGGAACTGCACTGCCTTCAACAACCTTTGCTTCTTTGATTACCCAAAAATAACCTTGTTCCTGGGCTTTTTCCTTGTTTGCTATCTGATCAATGTACTTTTCCCAGTTCTCATAGTATTGAGTTTCATCAGGATCATCAACGGCTAAAAGTATCTTCACATATCCCATGCCGACACTATGATTATTAACGCGGCCTTGTTTGTATTGGTTAAACATATACTCATTGCGTTCTCGTCTGATCTTACTATCAAAAACCAATGCTTCTGTTTGTCCTGGATATGGATAACCAAGGTCGGACCAGTTGAAAGTCTTCGTATATACATTTAAGTCGTCTCCATCAGCAATGATCTTCTCGAACTCAAGTTTGTGCTCCTGTAAGTGCATAATGTTCTTGTTCTCCTGAAGAGACTTGCTCCACAATCCAGGTATGTGAACATCACTATGCGAGTCCATGAAGTTAGTAGTATTAATGATCAGGATTGCGTCGAGTTCACTTTTTTTTTCATCGTCCCGGACAGCCTTTACAACTGTCTTCTTAGCCGCGTCAGTGATCACCACGCCATCAGCCTGCTTCATCTTACTCTTTTTCTTGGCAATGATAGTATCCTTTTCCAGGATAACCTTTTTAATACGCTCCTGTCTTGTCATAATAGCATAAGTTGATAGACTCTCGCCTGTAAACAATCCAATGATTCCACAACTCCCTCGTCCTGACGTACTCTTGCAGCATACTCATCCACCACCTGGCTTGCAGGATTACCAATGGTACCACCCCAACTGATATTAGTTATCTGTTGACTACGGTGAGCAGCCCACTGCCTGTATTTACGCAGTTCCTCCTCAACGTCATACTCCTGTATGTCGCCCCTGCGGACAAATGCTACTGCCATAATTCCTTACGGTTGTACTTTCAATGCCCTTACCCTTACAACATCGATCTGACCATCAAAATCAGTCGATGGAGTGAAGGCTAAAGTAGTATCTGTTGTCAAAACAGCCTCCCAGGTGTGCCAGCCGTTAGCATCAAGCTCCTCACCAGTAGCACCACTGCCCTCAGTAACAGTCAGCGTCCCGGCACTGATGCCGGAAAGATGAACCATAAATGAATACGTCACAGTCGTGTGTGTCGCCCCAGCCAAATCCTGACTGACCGCCTCAATGGCACCGGCCTCGTGCAGTAAACTCCTGCCCGATAAAGACCAATTAGCCCCCAGGGTCCACCCTTGAGTACCCTGTAAGAACTGACCGTTAATAACCTCATCCTTTGTTTGCCCTGCTGTTCCACGGGCACCTGAAGGCTGATTACTTCCTACACCAAAATCAAAACTCATTACTTATATAGTTTAATGTTAAACAACTTATCTTCATCTGAGGCTTCTCCATTGGTCGTGGAACTACTTGAGGAGGACGAGCCTCCTCTATTAGCTTCCACGACCTGCATCATCTGCGGAGCGTCCTCAACCCACTCAAGGTCAGGGTAGAGTATCTCTAACGCCTGTGCCCTGCTGAGTACACCTGCTTCAACCTCCTTGACCAGGCGGGCACTGTGCTCAACGCCAAGCTCGCTGTAGTCAGGCAGCTTATCCACCTGCGGTACGAGCCGGTTGGTAGTACCTGTGTTCCTCTTGATCCACAGGTTAGCCTTGTCATAGAAGTGATACGCCAGGGGTAGCAGTGCACGCTTCACCGTAGCCTTGTACGCCTGGTACTGGTTCGCGTAGGTTGTATCCCCTGAGAAGAAGATCACCGGATCGATACCCCTGAGCATACACAGCTTGTTGAAGTCAACCTCGAGATTCTCAAGTAGCTTCAACTCCTCCAGGTTCATACTCATCTTCTGATACCTGAGCTTCTGTGTGCTGATGAGGAACTTATACTGCCCTTCCTTCAACCCGTACTTCTGCATGTTCTCCTGTGCTTCCTCCGTTGCATCCTTGTCAGGGTACTCACTGTCATTCGTGATGAACCCAAGTGCACCCCTGTCATTCATCGTACTTACCCGGGCTGAGTTGTTCGCTTCGAGCGCCTTGATATTAGGCTCAGCTGCTGAGTAAGGACTGGACCCATAGACCCAACTGCCCCGTTCAGCTTCCAACTGTGCTGTCTTCAGGTGCAACACCTGGTCACCAGGCAGCAGGTAGTCAATACCCTCATAGTTGTGCTTGAAGTACTCCACCCAGTTCCTGTACTCCGGTACTTCAACAGGGAACCTCGTAACGATCTCAACCTCATCAGTAGGCAGGTTATACAGGTAGTTATCGTTGTAGAACATATACGCGTTACCTGTCAAACCGTAGTACACCAGGTACTCTTTGAGCAACTCCTGGAACGACTGCTGAGGATTGGCTTGCTGGATCAACTGGTTCAGTGGCGAGCGCTTAACTTCATTACCTGCCGCATCTTCAACTCCTGCCGGTATACGGCTGATAAAGTCAGCAATGAAGTCCTCGATGATCCTTACTTCGACGAGACTGGTATATAACTTTTGTAGCTCCTGGTTTGAACGGGCATTAAATGTCAGGTGCTCATAGACCACGTTCTCATAGGCATTAATATACAACTTACGCCTAAATAAGTTAGACATGAGACCACTGAAGCGCTCCAAGGAAGTAGGCATAGTAAAGACTGTATTTCACGAAGTTATAACAATTTTTTCATTTTGATCCATTTTTTAATTAATTTTGTAAAACTTTGTTTATCGTGCTCATACTTGATTTTTATTAAGGACTCTGAACATGGCTGGGTCGGTTCTCCGGCTCAGCTTGTTCAGTCTTTTACCATAGTCTAATGAAGTTCACCCAAGTCTTCCCCCGCATAGTCAAGGCTGTCAAGGACGGCAACCACACTGTCATCTGCTACGGTGGTTCCTCTTCGAGCAAGACCATATCAATCCTTCAGTATATCACCATCTACGCCCACAAATACCCTAACAAACGCATCACCATCAGTAGTGAATCTATGCCTGTCATCAAGAAGACACTGTTCCCTGACTGGATCAAGCATGTGATGCAGGACCAGTTCGACCCCTCAGCCTTCAACAAGTCAGAGATGATCTACAACGTACCCAACGGCACTACCATCTCGTTCATACCTGCAGACGACGAATCCAGGTTCCACGGCATGCGCCAGGACATAGCCTACTTCGACGAACTGTTCTACGTGAAGAGGAGCATCTGGGACCAAGCGGAGATCAGGACACCACTGATGTTCGGTTCGTTCAACCCTGTCGGTCCGTTCTGGGTACAGGAGTTCTTTGATACTAACAATGTGTTTGTAGATCATTCCACGTATCATGACAACCCATACCTGGACGAGTCTATCATTCAATCACTCGAGCGCAGGGCTAAAGGCGATGAGAACTTCTATAGAGTGTACGTTAAGGGGGAGTTCGGTCTACTGGAAGGAATGATCTTCGAGGAAGGAAAACACTTTATTATTAGGTCAAGTGCTGACTGGCCCGCAATGTATAAGAGGACCCTGTATGGATTGGACTTCGGCTACTCGGTCCACCCAACTGGTATAGTAGAAGTTGGACTGAGCGGCGGCGAACTGTGGTTAAGAGAACGCTGCTACAAACTGGAACTGACTAATGACATGATCGCAGGATTACTACGCCCGGATATAACAGTTGTAGCTGACAGCGCCGAACCTAAGTCGATTCAGGAATTAAGAAACAAGAAACTTGATATTATACCCTCTAAAAAAGGAAGAGACTCGATTAATAGTGGGATTGATCTGATGAAGACTATACCTATTAATATTGACTCTGGATCAGTTAACCTGATAAAAGAATTCAGGAATTATAGATGGGCTACCAACGCTTCTGGCGAACCTACTGGTAAACCTCATGATTCCTGGAACCACCTGATCGATGCCACCCGTTATGCTGTAAGTCATTTGCTGGCTGGCCGGAAGGAGTTTACATTGTCCCCTGTTTAGCCGTTTCGGGCTTGAAAAATTTTAGCTTTCCCCTTTTATATATTGGATTTGAATAGTTCTACTGATGTTGTATTTTGTGAAATTGGTTGGGTGGAGGCCGTTGCGCGCCTCTCGTCTCCTGGGTTGAGAGACACACACCTGGGGGGCTGAGAGAGCCTGGCCTCCTGGGCTGAGAGAGAGGCAACCCACAGATCGAGAGGGAGACAGCCTGGAGATCGAGACACCACAACCCAGGGATCGAGAGAGAGATACATTGACCAGGTGTTCAATGGTAGACATATTCAATGTATATACATATGTTATATATGTTGATGGGTTATATATGACCAGCCCCATTCATATATAGGTTATTCACATATGACCTTGATTATATACCAGTCAATTCATATATGTTTTTGATTAGTTTTTTGTCAGTATTTTTTACTAAAAGTATTATATGTTTTTTATGGTTTGTATACTTTTTATTTGTATATTTGCCCTATGAAAAATTCAAAAAACCTAGTATTTAATGTCCTGGCAATTGTTTATACAATCATCCAGGTCGTGGGTATTATATTACTTTTGACTCATTAGTATTTTTTACTAAAAATAGTTAAAACTTTTTTACCCAAAAGTGTGTTTGTATACATATTATTTGTATATTTGTATTATAATTCAAATGGGGAAATACTCCATATTTATTAATTAAACAGTTCTTAATTTTATGATCAAAAAAGAAAACAGGGTAAATGAACCCGTGGCATGGACCGTGGAAGAATTCCAGGCATGCCTAGATGTTTATGTCGAAATGACCAAACTTCAGGCCAAAAAAGAAAAATTCAAAAAAGTTGATTTTTTCAGGGAATTGGAAAAAAAGTTTGGACGTAAGGCAAACCAATACCCATTAAGGTTTCAAAATATTTCCTTTGTAATGGAGGAAATTGGTGCCCAGGTTTTGAAGGGATCAAAACCAGCCGCCGGAATTGGGGGAAATAACAGGCAAATTGTTATTGAAAGTTATTTCAAAACCATTAAAAAGCCTGTGCCTCAAAAGTGGGTACAAACTTTTCCTGAGGCAATAAAAGCCCAAAAGGCAAAAGAACGTGAGGAAAAGTTGGCTAAACAAAAGGCGGAAAAAGAAGCCGCCAAAAAAGAAGCCCAGGCCAAAAAGGAGGCTGAAAAAGCCCAGGCTGAAAAAGCCAAAAAGTAAATCGAATGGGGATCAGAGATGATCCCCCTTTTTTATCCACACTCAGCATACTGTGATCCTGGCAACCCCAGGCACGATAATAATAATAACCCTATAATAAATAAATTAGTATGAATTCAAACGAAGTATTTAACAAAATTTTGTCTCATTTTGATCTGGATGACTTCCCTGTGATCAAAACGAGTAAAGGTAAAATAACATTCACCCTGGAATTTAGTGAATATAATTTAAGTAATATCCACAAGTTGTTTCACCTTGAATTTAACCAGGATGTATTGATAACCACACTTATTTTTAGTGATTTTAATGATGGATACCACTACGAAATCAAAAGCCTTGGTTTTAAGGATTACTATGATATTGATATAGTATTTGAACTGATACCAGAATGATACTGTTTATAATCATAACACTGTTCATATTGTGCCTGGTCATTTGGGGATCAGCCATTGCCTGGCTTATTGGCACGATAGTTGAAATAATATTAACTACCTTAACCTGGTTAATTAAAAACCTACCTTAACCTGGTTAATTAAAAACCTACCTTAATTGGATTCAAGCCGGATGTATTTGTCCGGCTTTTTTTTGCCCACCAGAAGCCCATAGATCAATTCTAAGACATTTTTAAGCCGAAATAATAATAAACCACACCGAATAACTCCGTGCCGTTAGAAATAAATCTAAATATCCTCGAATAACTCTTTGTCGCCTGACTCGAAACGGAAAGTAATTTCAGTTTGGGTTTTAACTGCATGTGCCATTACCTTAGGTTTGAAGTACTGTAATAGTTTTAGGTAGTTTTCAAAGAACTCATCGTCACGTCCCTCTCTAATAAGTTTATTCATGTACTTCCTGATGTGTTCAGCATGGTCTCCGGTTAACTTATGTCCGAGTCGAAGCCAGGCCTCATCGTATTTTTTTACTTTGCCACCTTTTCGGCCGGCTTCGCGTGCGAGTTCGCGATCATTAGCAAAGGTATTTCCAGCCATTTTCCGTTTAAGCGATTATAACACACTGGTTTTCAATGTGGGAGGCAAAGATAAGCAAAAATTTTCAATAATCCCAGCCGACACAAGTTATATTACACATTACATATTACACCCCATCGAAAGTTCTAATATTAAATATATATACGATCCCATATAGTTTTATCATTATTGTAATATTGTAATAAATGTAATAAATATAGACTAGATAAGACAAATTGGATATTACAAGTTGTTACATTGGTATTACACAACCTATCTTTTTCGCGTCTTCGTCGTCAGTTCCCTAAAAACTTTGTACGTACAAAATGATCAAAACTGTGCCATTTATACGTATAAATTTGTATCTTTGTACGTATAAATTTACAACCATGAATAAAAAAGTAACTATCTATGTCAACAGTGAGGTACACACTGAATTCCAGGAGTTGTGCCGTAAGTACAAAACAAGTGTCAGTGAGAACCTGGAGAATCACATGATCAAATCCCTGTTAAAGATGGGAGTTAAGTTTGACGTACCTGATAGGTATAATAAAAAAATACGGCCAACTGTGTCGAACGTATAAACATTATATATATCTTTACACCATTGAATGAATAACATAAAAAAACAATTAAAAAATGCCTAAATTAAAGTCAATCGTTATCAAAGAAGAGTCGCACACACACCTGGTAGAGTTAGCCAAGGCTGAGAACCGCCCGCTCAAGAACTACCTGGAGACGTTGTTAGAGCGCCTGTATGACGACCACATCACAAGGAAGTATGACCTGGCTCGTGAGACACACCTGCCTAAGATCGAGTTGTAATTAATTAACCGGTCCACCAGGACCATCAAACCTTAATAAAAATGAGTAAGACAATTCAAATTGAACTGCCTATCGAGCAAGTGGCAACGATGCTAGTAAATGAGATGGGTAATGATCAGGACCTGGCTGTGTTCTTAGTGGAGGTCCTTAAAGACAGTTACCGCCTGGACATGGTTCTGGACGTAGTAAGAAATGGAATACCTAATCCGGTGCACGAACTCCATAGTGAGTACTCGACCACCGCCCAGCACTATGACTGGGACACGAAAGAGTACCATGACATAGAATTCTGTACCCTGGTTGCGTTCAACCCTGCAGAGCGTGGCAGTGAGTATAGAATTAAGTATCACTATGATGGCAAGGAGTACCACACCAGTGTGGCTGAGGATAAACTAACGTTAATTGACTAAGATGGACACAACACAAGTATTGATAGACGGCCTGGAAGACAGGTTTGAGTACTACTATGACAGGCTGATCAGGAAGTCCAACACGAAAGAGAAAACCAAGGCAGCCGAAGGGTTGCAGACCCTACTCGAAGCCGCCCAGGACCTGGCTGACATAGACATGTATTGCGATGGCGATAAGTTCCAACTGTGGCATGATCAGACCAAGGATTTCCTGATGGAAGAGTAACTACCACTGAACGCCCCGCACCACCCTGCCAAGTCCTGTACCTGGCGGGGTTTTGGTGGTATGAACGACTATGTTGAGTATAAAGATGGAAAGTTGTACTGGAAAGTAAAGTTATCACCCAGGAATTGGATTGGTAAGCAAGTTGGTACAAAAATGAACACTGGGTACTTAATGTTTAGATTAAAAGGTAAAGCCTATTTAGTTCATAGAGTTATATGGGAGCTCCACTATGGAAAAATACCTGATGGATTAGTAATAGATCACATCAACCATATCAAGGATGACAATAGGATTGAGAACTTAAGATTGTTAACAGTATAACAAAACGTGTCCCATCGTAAAAATAAACCAAAGGGAGTATACTGGTCTAAACACAATAATAAGTGGAGAGTGATAATAAGAAAGGATAATAAATACATTCAAAAACAAGTAACATGAAAAAAGTGTTAAAAGGTCCCTGGAAAAAAAATTACGACTACCGGTTCATAGCAGGGGAAGACCTCGACGGAAAAGAGGTAACAGTAACGATCGACAAGGTCGGTATCGATGAAGCCTTCAACGGGCGGGAAAAAGAGGACGTTGTAGTTGTCTCGTTCAAAGAGGCAGACAAGATGATGGTCCTGAATAAGACGAACGCTAAGGTGATCGCTAAGATCGCAGGCAGTCAGAACGTAGAGGACTGGACCGGCACGAAGATCATTCTCAGGCCACAGATGGTGAACGCCTTCGGTCAACAGACCCTGGCAGTACGTGTCAAGGAAGACCTAAGTAAGTATAAGGTGTGAATGGCTACGTGTTGATCATCAGCCTTGTAAACCAGGCTGCAGGGTTGATACAGGTACTAGTAGAATTGTTGATGAGCCTGGTAGTATGGACAATCAAAGTAATATTAATAATAATTTTCAAGTTATGAGACAAGGACGAATAACAGCCTCGAGAGCAGTCGACTTTATGACAAAGGGGAGGCGTTCCGGAGATATCTTCGGAGAGACTGCAAAGAAGTATGCCTACGAACTGGCGTTACAACGTATGGGCATAGATATGAGTGAGATAACCGGCTACGATATCACCACCTGGCAGATGGAATGGGGGATCGAGTACGAAGCCGACGCCAGGGAAGTCTACAGCACCTCACGCGGTATCAGTGTCGATATGCCTGGGTTCATCCTTGGAGACAACATGTCAGGCTGTACTCCTGACGGAACAATACTGAACGGCGATGATATGATCATAGGGCTGTTGGAGATCAAGTGCCCGCAGTGGGCGAACCACATTAACTATATCATGGAGGGTCCTGAACGCAGGTACGTCTACCAGATGCAGTTCCAGATGATGATCACAGGCGCTGAATGGACGGACTTCATGACGTATCACCCTGAGTTTGATGGTAATCTCAGAGCCAGGGTACACCGCATCGAAAGGGACGAGAAGCTCATCAGTGAGATGGAAGCCCGCCTCAGACCGTTCAATGAATTAGTTCAGTCAATAATTGATAAACTTCAGGACGATGAATGACACCAATGAAAAGGTAGATAAACAGACTAAGCTCGTAGGGTTCCTGAACGAGTTTCACAGCGACGTAGAGCACGGTAAGAGGATCATGAAGTCTCAGTATTGCTCAGCCCGTAAGGTGAATGTCATGACGCTCAACTGGCTGGAAGATTGGGACAAGATTAAACAGGTTCGCCCTGGTGTGTGGGAAACGTACTACAGTAAGAACGATGTCAAGTTGTTCAAGTTGGCAGACCAGTTGATCGACCGTGAGCGTGAGTACTGGCGTGAAAGGGAACAGACTAGGAAAGATAATAAGGCTAAACAGAAGAAGCTCAACGATTCCCTGGCTAAGCAGCCCGTGCCTAAGAAGTCACCCGAACAGGTCAGCCCTGAACTGGTGAACGCGTTCCAGCAGGCGATCACTGAGACGATCACCAAGAACCTGAACTTAAATGTTAATGTGAAGATCACCTGGAGTATAGAACAATCATGAGTATACTGTTAGAGCAACACAAGGTCGCCTATGAGCGATCTGAAGAGAAGGACCGCATGTATGGTCCCTACCAACGTAACATGAAGCAGGCAGGGAAGCTCCTGGCCGGCCTCATGGACGAAGAGTATGACGAAGCTAAGCACCCTGATATGGTTTATATGAGCATCATTGCCTTAAAACTATCCAGGGAGGCATATCACCATAAAGAAGATAACCTGTTCGATGCAGTAGGTTATATAGCACAGTGGAACGATTATAGGGAACAATTAAATAATAGTAAAGATGACAAAAGTTAAAATGACAGGTACCTTAGTGGGACAGGATGGAAATGCCTTTGCCCTTATGGGGTACTTTCAACAGCAAGCCATGGCTAACGGCTGGACACAGGATGAGATCAACGAAGAGTTAGAAAAAGCAACATCAGGTGATTACTATAATCTGATTTCAGTATTGGAAAGTTGGTTTAACCCTCCGGAAGATTTTTACCTTGACCAGGAGTATGAAGACAGGATAATGGGAGATGAGGATATATGAGAGCGATATCATTCTGTACTTACGCAGGCGGGTTCGTCGAAGGAGCACAATGGCACTTCGACGTTCTCGCTAATTATGAGCCTGAACATAACTACACAGAGACGTTCAAGGCAAACCACCCACTTGTAGAACACATAGTATTTAAGGACCTTTGGGAGTTCAATGACTACGGTCAGATCGACTATATCTTTGGCAATCCACCCTGTGCTATGTTCTCAGTGGCTAACTCCAACAAAAAGGAGAACGACCCACGTTTTAGTCATCATTACTTAGGTATTCATTTGATAAGGCACTACCAACCTAAGGTATTCGTGTCAGAATCAGTCATGGGGATATTAAAAAAAGGTAAATGGTTACTGGATAAGTATCAACAAGAGGGTTACAAGATGACCCTGTTCAAACACAACACCAAGTATCTGGGAGTTCCTCAGAACCGTAAGCGAGTGTTTATTATCTTAAGTCAATATGAACTGGAGTGGAGCACTATATCCAGGCCGTTCACCGTCGGTGATGTCATTAAGGACGTACCACACCCTGGACGGCAGGACATATACTCAAGAACGTGCCAGTCTCACCTGGACCTGTTCGGAGATCAACTACTTCCAGGACAGAACATGACTAAAGTCTGGGACAAAGAGATTGAACCAAGGCACCCTTCATTGGGTATTTACAGGATGGATTTTGATAAACCTTCAAATGTACTTATGGGATATGGTAAGATTCATCCGACTGAAAACCGGTGGCTAGGGATCAACGAGCTCAAACGTATAGGAACCTATCCTGACACGTACGAGTTCAAAGGCAACCCTAAGACCTGGGCTGCTCAGATGGGTCAGGCAGTACAACCGGCCGCAGGTGAGTGGATCAGTAAAATGGCTCATGACACTATCCAGTCAGCAAGACCCGTGATCGATACAAGCATGACAGTAGTAGATATAAACGAGTTAATATTATTATAATATGAAATACAAAAAAACCTTAAAAGTTAAGTCCCCTGAACGGGGCACACCACAGTCGGCAGGTATCGACTTTTTTATACCTGAGTTCACGGATAACTTCATTAAGAAGTTCCTGGACAAGAACGAACACCTATCAATGAGACTTGACTCGAAGACAGTCCGGTTGGGTCCACACGAGGGCGTCAACATACCGTCCGGGATCAAGGTAGAAATACCACCAGGACACGCTTTGATCGCCTTTAACAAGTCCGGGATCGCCACCAGGTATAAACTATACGTAGGTGCCCAGGTAATCGATGAAGACTACCAGGGAGAAATTCACATACACCTGACTAACGTCAGTCCGCACTGGATCGATATATACGCAGGTCAGAAAATCATTCAGTTTATCTTAACACCAGTGAATTATGCAACACCAATCGAAGACGAGTCAATCCATTCAACTCAAACTGAACGAGGAGAAGGTGGTTTTGGCAGTACCGGAATGTAGTATCTGGACTTTTGAAACTGCATCTGAGGCGTTCGAGGAGCTTTATAAATGGATCAATCTAATGGGTTCTAATGAATCCAAAACGAAAGCCATATACAACGCCACGATTTTGATAAAACGCCCAGAGAAGCGCTTAGAATTGCCCAAATGGCGTGCCTGGTCAAAGTCTTATGCCGAACAAGAATGGTTATGGTATAAGGACGCAACACTGGACCCTACAAGAGTCATCCAGGCGGGTGCAAGTCTGTGGGATACTCTCAGGGACGAAGACGGCAACGTCATGAGCAACTATGGTTACTGGTGGAAAGATCAACTACCTGGAGTAATTAAACTACTGCGGGAAGATCCTAAAACAAGGAGAGCCGTAATAAGTCTGTACGATGGCAATAAGGCACACATGAATGATAAGGACGTGATCTGTACCTTAGGCATTCAATTCAGTATCCGCGAGAGCCGGTTACATATGACTGTGATGATGAGAAGCAATGACCTGTGGTTCGGGTTTCCGAATGATACTTATTGTTTTTCTAAGTTGCAGGAACAGATCACCTTAGAGTTAGGTCTAAAGATGGGGACCTATACTCATATAGTTAATAATCTCCATCTGTATAATAATAAGTTAAATAAAAATCAAGTAACATGAAAACAATCGAAAAAACTTACCTTGTAACAATAAGAGAGGTAGAATTAAAACACCAGGAAAAGAAACGAATAGGATATATTGAACTATTTATGAACAGGACTGGTGAAAATCCATCAACAAGGACGAGTAAACTATCTAAGTTAATAGGTAGAGAGCTTAAAGAAGGAGATAAAGTAAGCCTATATATAGGTGGCAACAACATTAAAGAGTGGCAAAAATTCCATTGTAACAAAGATGACAGGGCGTATTGTAATGGACGATGGCACCCTGATTTACCTCACCCGATCGACACAGGTAATGTTTGTGTAACAGGGTTATGGGCATGGGAACCTGTTGTTCAAGAAAAGGATCAACCTGAGTTATTCGACAATGTTTAACGACCTCCGCGAATCCCTTGCGTTCGACCGTCAACATGATTACCTTGATCAGATTGAGGCGTATGTTGATCAGATCGAAATGGATAACTTACAAATGAGCGTGACCTGGAATAACTCCCAGGTCACAATCATGCTCCTTCAACAAAGGCTCCAACTCATTGAGTCTCAGTACAATAACATGAAGTTGATTAGTAATATTAATAAGCAGTTCGTAAGGAGGGGACTTGATCCATGGAGAAAAGTGAACAAACTTACATAAGAGTCGGAACCACTTATTTCAAAGTAACTTACGACTATCACAAAAGGTTTGGTACTAAAATAAAATACTTAGAAAAGTGGAATAGACAGGAATTGATGCAAGATGAAGGTTTACGTTATATGAAGGATAATATACCTAAGTATGATAGATTTACTCTTCAACCAGATCATCACAATTATAAGTTAGAGCATGGTAATAACTATAATATATATCATGAACTTACATATAAACCAGAAAAACCACCACCTGACAAGCCATATAAAGGCATCTATTGGACTCATGTTTTAATGAGGGAAGTATTCGGTAATCAATATAAACTTGGTTTTCAATACCTTAAAGTTTTATACGATGAACCAACTCAAATATTACCTGTATTAGTGTTAGTATCAAAAGTTAGGGAAACTGGTAAAAGTACGTTTCTTAATTTACTTAACGCTATTTTTGGGCAAAATATGGCTATGATCAACCCTGAATCTATAGGAAGCACTTTTAATGGTGATTATGCAGGAGCTAATATAATAGGGATAGACGAAACAATAATTGAGCGTAAATCTGCAGTTGAAAAGATTAAAGCGTTAGCCACTGCTAAACATATTACTTTACACATGAAGTTTGTTGAACCAAGGAAAATAGACTTTTATGGTAAAATAGTGATGGCCACTAATAACGAAAGCGACTTCATGAGGATTGAACAGGAAGAGATCAGGTTTTGGATCAGGAAACTTAATAAACCAAGGATTAAGAATCATAACATAGAAAAGGATTTAATAAAAGAAATACCTTATTTATTATACTATCTTAAAAATATGCCCGAAATAGATTACTCTCATGATCGAATGGTTTTCACACCTGATCAATTAAGAAACGAGTATCTGGACCAGGTTAAGGAAGCATCTAGGTCAGGTTTATATAAAGAACTAAACGAGTTGATAGTTGATTGGTTTAGTAATAATAATGAATATGAATTAAAAGTTATACCAAAGGATATTAAGGAAAAATGGTTTCATTACAACAATCAAATAAGTATCAATTATATCCGTAAAGTATTAAAGGATGATTTCGGTTTAGTAGCAAGCGAACCACAGTCATATAAACCTTTTGAAGAATCTATTGACTGGAAAACTGGTAGAGTGTTTACATTAACCAGGGACATGTTCATAGAAGATAATGAGGAAGGAGGCGTACCGTTCTAATGACTGATACAGAAGTTATGAAGTGGCTCCTTTATGAAATGAAGGTAGACACAACCTATCCTATCAACGAAAGGCAACGTGATAAGATACTTGAATTATGGGATATATTTCACTTACAAATAGAATATTACTTAACATTTAGTACAAATTATGAAAGGATCATCAAACGCAAACGAAATCTTGAAGTCCCTAAGATTAGACCGACACCGGGCGCGAACTGGGAAAGAACCGCATAAGTACTTCCTCCAGGAATTTAATGTAAAAAAACCTAAGTCTGCGGCTCAACTCGAATCACTAATAAGTGAATTCATTGAGCTTAAGGGTGGAATCTGTACGAAAGTAACTACATCAGGCAGAAGACTTGTAAATAAGTCAAAGGTCAAAGATGTCCTGGGTCATGAACGTACTCTGATCGAGGATAAATGGATACCAGGCACAACCGAAGTAGGCACGTCTGATCTGATCGCATCTATCCCTGGTTATGTTGGTGCAGTATACATAGAGGTAAAGTTCTCTAAGTCGGACCGGCAAAGTGAAAGGCAGATCAAGTTTCAAAAGAAAGTAGAGAGCCGTGGGTTCAAATATATTATAGTAAAAACTCTTGATGATATTTTGCCATTATGGGGATAATAATAGAACGCATCAGATTGACCAGAAACGGCGCTAGAATTGATTTTCCGGAGAAGATTGTGCTAGATCACATTGAACAAATTGAAGCCATCAGAGCCCAATATTAAAATAAGTATAACGTTGAATATGTAGACTTCACTTATAAGGAAATAAAATGATCAAACAAATAACATCAGTAGTTGTATCATATCT